CGCTTGCCGTCAGGTGGGAGACCTTAATGTAGCAGCTATAAAAAAACCCTCTGTAAACACAGAGGGTTTCGTTTTACTCAGCTAACGCCGGGGATTATTCCCACTCAATTATTTACAGCACTCGTAACCAATTGACTGAAAACAAGTTTATGAAACTATAAATTCTGCGTACCGTTTTATATACCGTCACCGGGAAACAGTACCATGAAAAATACCATGCTACCTGGTTAGTTTATCGTACTGTCTTTCGCAGACCCTTCCGGCTTCAGCTGCCCGGTCAGCATATTCTGCCAGTTGCCGGTTTCGTTCGAGAGATTTTTCGAGCACGTCGGCAAGCAAAACTCCGGTGTCTGCGGCTGACGACCCAGCGCCGACAGTGGCGTTATACTGCCTGAGCTGCTCACGGATGGCAACGAGCTGCTGCTGCAGCCGGCCAGCGCGAGCGGCAGCATCAAGAGCATCATTGCGCGCCTGGTCGATCCTCTGCTGCGCCTCACGTTCATTGGTTGCTTTCTCCTGTTCGTCATGTTGACGGGCTTTCTCATCTTCTGCTTTGCGATCAGCCTTCGCCTGCGCATACCCGGCGTCGTACTGCCTGTCACCGTGAATATTCCAGGCGACAACGCCGCTGGCCACCAGAGCAGCAAGCATTGACACGATAAGCAACTGTTTCCAGTATGCTTTCACGAATGCCGTGATCATGATACCAGCACCTTCTTGGCCGACAGGTAACGCACACGGCGATCGTCGATGCCATTCTGCCCGCCGTTGATGATCTGCGTGACGCGCATCAGGTCGTCGGTGTACTTAAGGCAACCATATTTCACGAAGTACCAGGCCGCGCTCCGCGCTGCATACTCGTCCTGCGCCAGCAGCTCCGGCTGCTTAACCAGATCCACCTTCAAGCCGTTGCCGCAGTCGCGATAGGTGTTCAGCCCGGTGATCTGGATAAGCCCGCGCCCGCGGTAAAACCAGCCGTCTGTCGGCCCGTTATTCCCCATGCGTTTGCTGTACACCAGATTGGCAATGGCCCGCTGCCTCTCCAGTGGCAACGATGGTTCGCCCTGTCGGCGCCCGAGGGAATTAGCCTGGCCCTGCGTCAGCCTCCCGGCACGGACGAAACCAGCCAGCCCCGCCACGCTGTAATTGAAGCTCTCAACGAGCTGGGTAAAGCCAGTGCTTTCATGCCCGGCCTGGGCAATAAACATCGCCTGATCCAACGGCTTGATGATGCCAAACTCTTTCATGGCAGCCACGATGTGCGGATGCCAGCGCGTGGCCAGCGCCAGGCTAACGCCGGCAGCTTTCTGAAACTCGTTAATGTCCATGTTGCGACCTCGATATCTTGAAGATTTGCACGACGTTGCCGCGCGTCTTCAGCACCGCGGCGAACATCACAGCATTGATAACGACCTCAGAAAGATCTGCGGTCATAGGGAAGTGGTACAGGTATGAGTACGCAATGCGAAGCGGGATACTGGCCGCCGCTACGATGAGGAAATAGGCTATCCAACCACCCCATCGGCGGTGGCGCGATCCGTTGCGCTGGAAGAACATCACCCTCAGCGCTATCCCGCCGCAGATGAGGGCATTAGCGATAAGCAGCAGATCATGGCCTGTCATCGTCTTTTCCTCCCGGGATTAAATCGCGCGGATTGTCAGAGCGGTGATACAGCCATATCCCGACCCGCACCGCGACAATTGCCGCAACGAACGCGCCGGCGGAGTAGACAATTCCGCGCTCGAACGAGTCCTGTGTGATGGTGGGGATCATGCTCGCAACGCCGATAAGGATTGATGCTGTGGGTTTGTAGAAGAGAAGACCGCAGAGAAAGCTGAGTAGCGCCAGGAGAACGCGGCGCTTGACCGGATACTCAACAGCAGAGGTAACAAAAATTACCGCCCCGGCCAGCGATCCCAGCGCCACTTCTGGAGGTACGCCAGCGATAACTGCCGCCAGCGCACCGTAGCTAAGCCCCTGATTTATTGTATCAGCGGTTAGCGATGCAGACATGATGACCACCGTTTACTATGCATGATGAACCTCCTTAGTTGGGTAAGCTCATCATACACAATAATTCACATTCGAATAAAAGGTAATTATAATCTCCATCCCACGGGGTTAACTGTGTAGTGATGCGAGGGTAAAGCGTTAATCAGGTCGGAATCCTGACTATCAGCATCCGCTCCCGCCAATAATGGCGGGTCTCTCATGAAAATTTCCTTTCAATATAAGCCATTCGCAGCGTGAAAAACTCTTCCATCCTGAGCATGTAGATCTCCCTGGTGTACGTAATCGTTCCGTCATCAGCAGTGATCACACTATCCGCCCCGTCTATGGCATCTATGTACCCAGATGCATTAACTGGGATTTTCGACGCTTCTTCCTCGTCAACAACGGGATAGTAATAACCATCATCACCTTTTGTTACAACCTGACTGAACGACTCATATGTAATCAAGCCGTATTTTGTCCAGTCCAACCCGGCATCAGTAATAGCAGATTTAACCTGTTGGGCAATAACCCCGACATGCCAGCGAGCAGAGCCTTCACCTTTCTCAGCAATTGCAGATTTTAACTGCCATGCGCTGAACGGTATGCTTCCTACGGCTGAAATTAAGGTCTGGTACTCTTCTTCCTCAGAAAGAACCTTAATATTAGCTTTATAGTTCACATCACAAACAACAGTTACCGCATTCTGACTGTAAATATTATTTGGATAAAAAGACGACGTACCTAAACTGTACGAACCTGTTGCGTTAGGCTTCAGGTTACCCGTGTACATCGTCTCCCCCGACCCACTGTTAGGGCTTAAGAAGATATTATTTGTAGATGATACGGTTATACTACCAGCCGAGTTACCGTAAACCTGTCCAGTCAAGTCCGTAGTGCCAGCACCATAAAAGTTTACGCTTCGCTGACCTGCGATCGTATTATTGTACCCAATGCGTAGGACAGACGAAGCATCAAATGTGCTGACTTTGATGCCATTAACAGAAAATGTACCTGAACTATCAACACTAAATATTTTAGTAGGTGTTCCTGTTAAATCTGAAGAAGTAGAATAAGACCAAGAATATTCAAGGCCATCATCAGAAACTTCTTCAATCCATTTCCTGTTTCCAGATGTCCAACCTGATAGCACTCTTCCTGTGCTATGTGCAGTTGAGAAGTTATTCATTGAATAACGCCCTGCAAATTCTACTGCACGTTTGCCTGCTGAGTGCTCACTTATATCAATAAGTGTGTATCTATTTTGGTTACTACTAGCTACGCTGGCGAATGCAGTAACAAAATACCCACCTCTGATGACAAGGCTAAGTGCTGAGCCAGAATACTTAATCAGAGCCTTATGCTTAGAACTGTCGAAAGTCTCAGTAGTACTGTTTGTTGTAGCAACACGACAGCAATTTAATTCAATACAGGAGGATGCATCAAGCGTAATCAGGTTAGTGCTTGCAGCAGGGGTAAGAGCATTGAGTGCAGCATCACTACTCCTATTCTCCAGGAACACAACTCCATTGAACGAACACTGATGTACTGCAGGTCTGCCGCTTGCATTTTTTATAGCATTAACAAATTTAATGCCATATTGGTGAGACTCAAAATGACCGCCAAACATATGTATGTTGTGGTGGGTAGATAAATGTGAGTTACCATTAATCCTAAAATATTCAAAATTCTTGGTATTAGCTGTTTCACCTTGAGGTCTGATAAAAACTAAATGGTTACAGTTATCAGATACATGCTCAAGTATTTCAAAGTATGTTGCAGGTTCCGTCACAGCAGGATCTTGTTTGAATCCAGTTGCGTAAGGCCCCTCAATACGCATATCAAAAGCCCATCCGAAAGTTACGAACTTTGTCAGATTGAAACCACGAATATCTCGCAAAACACCAGTTACAGCATAATTGCTGGTTGTCTGCGTTTCATCGCCGAGTTTCATTGCATACGAGTAGTTAACAGTGGAGTGGTTTTGTTGAATAAATCGAACTTTTGCTGAGTTGAAGGATCAGATCACGTATCTTCCCGACAACGCAGACCGTTCCGTGGCAAAGCAAAAGTTCAAAATCACCAACTGGCCCACCTACAATAAAGCCCTCATCAACCGTGGCTCCATAACTTTCTGGCTGGATGATGAAGCTATTCAGGCCTGGTATGAGTCAGCAACACCTTCTTCACGAGGCAGACCTCAGCGCTATTCTGACCTTGCCATCACGACTGTGCTGGTCATTAAACGCGTATTCAGGCTGACCCTGCGCGCTGCGCAGGGCTTTATTGATTCCATTTTTTCTCTGATGAACGTTCCGCTACGCTGCCCGGATTACAGCTGTGTCAGCAGGCGGGCAAAGTCGGTTAATATCAGTTTCAAAACGCCCACCCGGGGTGAAATCGCACACCTGGTAATTGATTCCACCGGGCTGAAGGTCTTCGGTGAAGGCGAGTGGAAAGTCAAAAAGCATGGCCAGGAACGCCGTCGTATATGGCGTAAGCTGCATCTGGCAGTTGACAGTAAAACACATGAAATCATCTGCGCTGACCTGTCGCTGAACAACGTTACGGACTCAGAGGCCTTCCCCGGGTTAATCCGGCAAACCCACCGGAAAATCAGGTCAGCCGCCGCCGATGGAGCTTACGATACCCGGCTCTGTCACGATGAACTGCGGCGTAAGAAAATCAGCGCGCTTATCCCGCCCCGAAAAGGTGCGGGTTACTGGCCCGGTGAATATGCAGACCGTAACCGTGCAGTGGCTAATCAGCGAATGACCGGGAGTAATGCGCGGTGGAAATGGACAACAGATTACAACCGTCGCTCGATAGCGGAAACGGCGATGTACCGGGTAAAACAGCTGTTCGGGGGTTCACTGACGCTGCGTGACTACGATGGTCAGGTTGCGGAGGCTATGGCCCTGGTACGAGCGCTGAACAAAATGACGAAAGCAGGTATGCCTGAAAGCGTGCGTATTGCCTGAAAACACAACCCGCTACAGGGGAGACTTACCCGAAATCTGATTTATTCAACAAAGCCCAGTGGAGTCCGTAACAAAATCCAGGCCGCTCATGTTCAGCAGTGTGCCAATAACTTTCCATGTAAAATCCTGCTCTACACCGCACCCAACAGACGCACCATACCCCGTAATAGTAAGGCGAGGTCTCCCATACACAAATCCTGAGTATGACGAGAAATCTGCCTTTACCTGACTGGAGCATCGATAATATCCGGGAGGAAAATCAAGACCCGCTGACGCATAGCGAGTATTTCCGTTAATCGTCAGCGATACATATGTACCGATGTAAACGAACGCTGCCTGTATCGCCGGTGCCCAGTCCCAGGTGTTCGGGTCAGACACATCAGGTTTATCGGTAATGTGATGGACAAATTCCCATATTGAAACCCTCTGGGCACTAAGTGCGGCCGCAACAGTTTGTGTTTTGATTGCGGCGGCTAATGGGTTACGTTTTGAATTAACCAGATAACCGCCCATCCCGTCTTCTGATGAAGCCAGGTCTATGAGAACATCGGCCGCGCTGCCGGACTCCGGCAACACAGTGATCGGATTGCCGGTACTGTTGAACGCAAGAATGTGGTTTTTACGCGCCGCTACGCCGGGGATCACCCCGACGCTGGACTCCGGCACCCGCAGCGTGCGCTCAAACTGTGCGTCGGAATACGAGATAGCACCGTCGTAGAGACCGTCTGCGTAGCTCTTAGTGACGGCATCCTGCGCCTGTGATGGGTCACGCAGGTTACGAATGCGGTTGTTGAGTGCATCGTAATAGTTCGCGAGCCATGATGGCTTCCTGAGAGATAGACCAGACCACCATCCATATGACTGCTGCACCAGCATAGTCAGCTTATCGAGAGCATCTTCGTGGATCTCCGGGAAAAAGCGCCCCTGGTTCCTGATGCTGGATTCCTGCGTAACAGGAGTGCTGCGCTCGATAGAGATTTTGTAGCCAGCTGGGAGCGCTGATGTCAGAACCACCTTCCCCCCGTTGTAACGGTTCACGCCGGTAACCGTGTAGTCGGTACCGAGTGTTAGCGTCACGATGCTTTCGGAGGTATCCAGGGTCTGCACCAGCAGGTGGCTTTTATCCAGGATGCGGAACGTGAAATCGTATTGGGTAGTTGCGCCGTTTCCGGTGTACTCGTTACGGCTTACCTGCGTTGAAACTGTCATAGTCTGCTCCAGTGGTCAGCGCTGGCGCGCGTGCATAGAAGCATTCTATTACCCATCAAACCATATATGAATAAAACAGATCGAAACGAGCAAAAACATTACCATTAAGGTAAATAAAAACCTTCTGGAAAACCCTGTTACCTTTTGATATATGTATATATATACAGTATTTATCGGAGTAATCCTAATGCCAGAGCGGTACCAGTATCCTGTCGACGAAGGTTTTGCGGATCGTATTCACACCCCGGAAGGGGTCAGATCCCTGGTTGTAAAATCACAGCTGATGGAGTTGCTCAGGGAGATGGAGCGAGACGGCCACGATGTCAGCGGTGCGGCGGCGGAACTGGTGGCGCTGGTTAACTATGTGACAAGCTCGCAGTTGTCGATGCGGGAGCTGCAAACACACCTGGACTTCTGCACAATGCAGATTAGACAACATTTAAAGTAAGTTATAAGCTACTCGTCTACATACTATATTTATATGAAGACGAGTTGCGAATAAGAGGTGGCAAAATGAATGTGTTTTTAAAAAAAGAGTCTAAGTGTTTAACTTCCACTGTAAAAATGCTAATAGTGGCAATTGTTACATATCAGATCGGGATAGGATGGGGGCTAATATTCATTGCTACTATAAATGCGCTCCCATCCATAACAATAAAGTTTAATTAAGTTTTACACTCATTTGCCCAACGTAATTAAATGGGTTTGATTTATCTATTCTTCTTAATGACATGGCAGAAGAAAAGTTCACAAAAGTAGTAAATCCGTATGTTGCAGAAGCTAAAATAGCACCTGTTTCTGGAAGACCTATTGATTTTGCGCCAAAATACGCTGCACCTGCATTTGTTACTATCTCAGGAATATTGAAGTTAAATTTTACTTCTGATAAGTTAAATTTTATACGGCTTTCATTATATAGTCTAATGACATCAGCGCACGCAATATCTATTTCATTTATTGCTGCCTTTAACTCTAAGTCTCTGTTTTCAGCTTTTAACACCCTAATATTCAACTCATTAATTTTGTTCATGAGGTTTTTTAGTTCACCCTGCCTTTTATGCCTAAACTCCAAAACATCATGAATGTTTACACTTTCATCAGGCTCTGGAATTGCATTTATCAAAGTAAATAACTCACCATTATCAGGTGCAACCTCATTACTATTCTTAATCAATGCCTTATCAGCCTCACTGGCAATAAAGTTTATATCTTTACGCGCAAGTGACTCGATCATAAATTTCATGTTTGCTTCATATAATATCGTAGCAAAATTACCATTACCATTGATAGGCAACATTACCTCAGTAAATAACCCTTCCCTTTTAAGCTCTGGAACGCCTGGAGTGTCATTATTAGAAACATGAATTAAATTGTTGTTTGTAGTAATAATCTTATCCCAATAAAGAGCATTTATCAATAACTTCCTGTAGTTTAAATTAGATTGTGCTATATGTATGCTATTATTATCTGCGTTAATAAACATATCAGGAAACATTAAAACATGATTTTCCATTTAATCACCCATAGTATGTGTAGTAATAAAAAATAATTTATGTGACTTTATTAGTTTGAATAACATGGGTAAACATTAATACCCATGAAAAATAGACTAGAACTATTTTTAGGATTGTTCTATATGCAAATAAAAAAAATCGCAAAACAACTCATAAAGAGATTGATTTTACCTAATAAACAAAATAAGATTACCAAAATGGTAAATTTACAACCCATTTCCCTTGTGCCATAGTGATCGGGCATCGGCAAAATCCGGTGCCGGGATTGGTCTCCCGGATTACTACAAAGGCGCACACACCGCGCGAGCGGTTTTTTTTATGCGTAAAGCACGGCTATACCCAGATTATGGTGGGCTGTGTGGGGGCGGAGAAATCCGCGCCGGGTCCTTTGTAGCCGGTAAGACCAACTCTGCACAGTTCACCACCACCTGATTGGTCTCAGCGGTGGTGATCAACCTAACTACAAAGGTGATCACAATGTCAGAACAAACTGCACCAACCGTCTTCTCATTCGAATCTACAGTTAACATCCGCATGGTCATGATCGATCAGCGTCCATATTTTGTTGCTCAGGATGTTTGTAGTGCTCTAGAAATACAAAGTGTTGATGTTGCTTTGCGAAAAGTCGACAGCGATGAAAAGGGTACGTATTCAATACGGACCCCTGGTGGATACCAGTCTTTAAGCGTTGTTAACGAGTCAGGGCTTTACTGGTTAATGCTCCGCTGCCGTAAAGCGGCCGTAGAAGGAACGAGCGCCTACCGCTTCCGCAAATGGGTAACCAGCGAGGTGCTGCCGCAGATCCGCAAGACTGGCCGCTACGTTCGGGAAGAACTCTCCCAGGCTGATAAAGCCCGCATGCTGGCGCAGGAGATGACCAGCAGCATGTTGCCGGCGATCATGGATGCATTGCAGGTCGAACAGAAGCATTACACCTTCCCTCTTAACCGACGCTATCAGGATCACATCCATTCACCTGATGGCCTGCGTGAACTGGCGAAAAGCTCAATGGTGATGAAGCTGCTCCGCGAACTCGATGCTGACGGGCATGATGTGTCCGGCGCCGCCGCAGAGGTCACGGCCATGCTCAGCTACATTGTTGGTATCGGCGCCGTACTGCGCGATATAGAGACGCATGCTCAGTACGTGATGGCTAAGGCCAAGGGTTACTGAGGCTGCTGGCGCAGGGAAGCGCCTTAAAATTCATGATACGTAACCTATTCATATCTATTCATATCACGTTTTTATTGCTCTGCTCATCTTGCAACCAACAATACCTGTGGGTATATTTACACCAAAGGTAAAAGGAGGCGCACTATGACAGCGTTGAAAAATCGCACTCACAGCAATCATGAAAAAGCCAAACAATGCTGGGATGCTATTGGTGGTGTAATCCTAGGTCGCGCAACTAAGACTCGCGATCAAGACATGAACTATCAAAGCGGCACATCTTTCGACGACTTCAAGGCAGCTTTTCGCACAAAATAAGTAACCTGTAAGAGGTCCAACTTGAAGTTTAAGACTAGTGTTGCAACTGGCTTCATCACTGGTGAAAGCAACATACCATTTGCAGTTGATGGCCCCAATCTTACTGACGATGAACTGAAAGTTATCCAGAGTTTTTTGGAAGATGTTGCAAATGGAAGAAGTCTTGTAGGAAAGAACAAACCTTCATGGGTTGACGATAACCATGAAAAGATCCCTGGTACAGACAATTATGAGCAGCAAAATTACTGGCATTACCATTGCGGACCAACATGGTATCCCAATACCTTTAAAAATCATACCGTTAATCTAAAATTCAACCCAAGTGGCAAGCATTCTAATGAATGTATACACTATGCAAAAGACGGTGATAAGATTATTGTTGTAGGATATTCAAGAGAACACATACCATTTCTCCCATCTGACTACAATGACAATCCGTTATTTGGTAGCGATGAAGACGACTAAGCCCGCCTAGCGGGCTTTTTAATGGATGAAATCTGAGCACAGCGCTACAATCATAAAGCCACGGTTCAGTGGTCTACACATGGTAAGTGAAAATGAAAAAAGCATTAGCAGTGCTGTTTGTTCTGTTGTCTCTGGGTTCAGCTACACAAGCTTTCGCTGGAAACTGCCAGCATGATAGCGACACTGCAGCTGACGGCTCACGTTGTGGCGGCCGTTCTGCTGACTCCCGCCCCGGCGGTCAGTGATAATTAAGGCCGCGAAAGCGGCCTGTTTGATCACTGTGAAATTTTCGACGTTCTATTTTCTGCTCTGAATTCAAGAACTTTTTCGATGTTCCTTTCCTTCAACAAATCAATAATATTTTTGTTCATTTTACTATCACTGATTAACAGCTGGTAAATGTCGACTCTCTCTTTGTCAGACTGTTCTTTAACAGCGGATTTGCATGCCACATGTTTCTTGAAATTTTCTACATCACTAGCACAAGAGTTTACGGCTGCTGATGAAATATCAGACGCTGAAGAAACACCATCATCCAAGCGTTTTATGGAGTTTTTTATACATGAGTTAAGGGAATAAACGACAACTGATCGATATCCTTCAGATGCACACCATTCTAAATTTCTTGAAGGTTCGAGTGGTTTTACCTCACCAGATTTAATTAGCTTATCAAACACTGACTTATATTCGATCTGCTTTTCATTTACAGCCCATACTTCAGTGGCTGATTTATAATCACCTGTATGCTCATTAACATCAAGCCCATGTTTTATAAGCAAATCAGCCCATAAAAGATTTATTGATTCATTGTTATGAGGCCATTTACCTGTTAGTACCGCCCCCATTGATCCCATGTATCCTCCATATGATGGGATAGCACCATTGCTCAGTAACTTCTCAGCAACCACCGGGCAATTAATTACATAAGAGGCGTAAAGCCCATTCCATAAAGCTCCTTTATAGTAATCGCCGCGATTAGGCTCTTTTAAGTCTATAGCCTTTGATAATTGTTCACACGTTTTGCATGCATTAAAGTTATCTTTATTGCATTGCGATGGACTAGCTGCTGTAGCATTTACAGCGACCATTGAAAGTACAAGGCCAAAAAATAATTTTATTTTTTTCATTCTATTTCATCTGCTCTTCAACTTTGTTTAGTAACGGTGATATCGCCCACAGGTTCTGAAATGGTAGCATTTTACGAACCGCGTGGGTTTGCTGGCTATCAAATTCCCCGTTTAATACCCCATGCGCCACCGTTGCAGCATCACCACCGAGATCGAATGTCGGACCCAGCATAGCACCAATGGCATTGCGGCTTTGGAATCTGGATACCGGCGGCGCACCAAACATCGCGCCAAGACCAAACCGGCCGCCGCTAACGTTCTCGACGGTATTCAGTGGCTCAGACAACCAGCCAATCATACCGCCACGGTCAATCCCCTCTTTCACAAGGTTATTCCAGCTGTAGTCGTTATCGCGGCCGCTAAGCTTTTGCTTCATCATATAGACCATAGACCCGAGTGCGACAGTACCCAGAGCGCCCAGATAGAATGATGCATCCCCCTGCTGAATACCAGATACCAGTACGCGATTGTGCTGAGCAAAGATAAACGTTTTGAACTGGGTGATCAGTTTCCACCCCTCTTTACTGAAGAACAGCGGCGTATCGCCCACGCCAGGGGTTACAATCACCGAATCGACATCCTTCAGCACCGCAGCCTGGAATATCTCCCTAACGTGACGATCGTCCCACAAGTGGCTGTGGCCGGTTAGAAGTCCATCCATATCCTCGCCGTGCTTACCGAACTGCTCACCGATGCGCCGCAGCATATCCTCATTGATACCGACCTGTGCCATCTTCCGCACTTCATCTTTAGCGAGCATTCTTCCGGCAGAAACCTGGCGGGCAGCGTCAAGGATCCGGGATTGCACAATCATCCCTGACCAGGATTTAAGCACGCTGTTCCATTGGTTCATCAGCGTCCAGTTGCCGAATTTCTGCGTCATCCAGTTCAGGCCCCGTTCAGCGGCAGTTCTCCGACTATAGGGGTCGGTAAGGTCCGCTATAGCCTTTGTACGCGTAGACAGGACATAATCAAGCCCAACGGCCATTTCACGCAAATCCCTGGTCGCAATCTTCACTGAGTCCATATTTTTAAGCATGCTGGCCATTGGTCCGAGAGATTTACGCAGGCCATGCTGCATCATAGGTCGCATCAGATCAGTTGCCGCGGCGATAGTCATTCCACCAAGTAAACGGAGGAAGTTAACATTCCTGGCAACTCTCCCGGCGCGGACAAAGAAACTGCGAGGATCCTGCGGGGCGCCGTAGGTGCCTAGAAGGCGGTCGCGCATTGCAGTTATATCCCTGATATCTGCTTCGCGTTGTTTTTCAAGCGCAGCGCGTTGTTTAGGCGTTTTCGCCTCTTTGATCAGCCGCGTATATTCTTCGCTAACCTGGCGAATCTGATCCCCCATGTCTTTACGGCCGAACTGCGCAGTCAGTTCGATTTCCGGAGCCACCTGCCTGAGGTAGCTTTCCATGATGTGATTGACATCTGACTCCAGGAAATCCTCTATACGTTCATCGGGAATAAGCAGAGTTCGGCTTTTGGTGAAACCAGCCCGGCCAACGAGTCTCTCCGGGATAATATCGGCAGGAACAAGTCCGGAAGGTGCGCCGATTATTTTATTCACGATCTCGTCAGCAGCGTCCTCTGCTTCCTCTCGGGATAGAGGTTCCATCTGCTTTAGAGCCCGCTCGCGGCTTGCATTCAGCCTTGTGGTTGAATTTGCCCGTTTTTGCAGTCGGCGAAGCTCAGAACGGTATTTCCGTGGGTTATCCAGCAACTCCATATGGCGCTGATAGACCGGAAGCTCTTCTTTAGCCTGAGCTATATCATCAAGCCGTGTTTTAAGATCAGAGCTTTCTTTCATCATTCTGGCCTGAAGTCTTTCTGATGAAGTATCAGCCAATTGTTTTTCTATTCTGGTAAGGCGCGCCTGTGTGTCAGCTTCCTGAGATATGAGCTTATTGCGTTTATCCAGCTCTTCCATGAGTAGGTTTTTTTTCCCGGACCATTTCTCGGCTTCGGCGATATCACTCGCCAGGGCCTCAGCGCGCGGCGCTGATTCCTCCGCATTTTTCAGACCTGCATTTATCTTTTCAATTCTCTGCCCGGCTTTATCAGCTCCTTTGGCACTAATACCCTGTATCCAGTTGGCTATCCTCCCCCTGAATTCAGTGCGGTCTGAAAGTATCTTATCGAACTTATAAATACGTGGAAGATAGCTTTGTGCCGTCACAACATCGACATCTTCCGGAAGGATCCCAAGCTCCTGCATACGGGCTTTTGTGCTCTCGAAAATAGGTCGAATACTGGCGGCCGCCTGCGCCACTTCAGGAATATCACTCTGATCGCCGCGGCGCATAGCCATGCCCACAGCCTCATTGAAATCTACAAAGTTCATCCTCTTCGCACCGCTGGCGCTGACGGACTTGCTGTACTGCTGATAAGCGTCTCGGGTGGTTTCCATCTGCTTATAGAGCATGGCATCGTATTGCTTAATCTTTGTTTCTGCTGCCGTAAATGTAGCTAGGCCTTCGTCATTTTTGGCAAAGAAATAGTTATTCTCAGCCAGTTGCTGGTTTATCTGTCGGGAAACCAGTGATGGAGACTGAGCCAGCCGGCCAGCAGGCGTGACGCTGAGTGTTTTATTTGCGAGACCAAGCCCAGCTAGTTGCTCCTGATCTAGCGTCGTATTGAACACCTGCGCGGCGCCAATGCTCTGCGGAGAGTCCATGCCCCGCAAATTTTCACCAATGGCATTAGCAACAGCGGAGCGCTGAGCGGGCCCTGCAAGAACCTGTGCGCCAGCGCCAAGAATACCGCCAACAAGCGCATCAACCGCTACGTTTGAAATGCTCTCCATCGCCGATCTTGTTTCCTGCGTCGCCTGCAATGACGCTTCTGACGCAACTCCGCCTGCGGCGTTAGCTAAGGCAAAGCGCCCAGCTGTTTCTGCTATGCTCCCGCCGCGGGCCACGGCTCCGGCAGGAATGAACATCGCAGCAACGTTAACCGGATCAATCATTCCCATTGCCAGACTTGAAATCGTTCCTGCGCCTCCGACCTCGGATAGATATTCCCTGTCCGCCTTCTGCTGATCTATGCGGTGCTTAATAGCAAGAGTTTCCTCTGGCGATCCGGAGTTGATAAATGAATCAGCAAAGTCCTCATAGCCTTTAATATCTGCGGCATCATTATCAAACGGGTTATAGCCGTCAACTCGGTCAAACTGGCTGAACGGAGCGCTGGCGATAAAACTACCCAGGGAGTTATCTATGCGGAAAGCTGCTTGCCTGGATTGCTGAACGCGCTGATCGCTGGTAAATGGATTTACGGCAGAGAGCAAAGAAGGCGTTTCCATATAAAAATCGCTGTCATCTGGCGTGGCTATCTGCTGAATGTCCTCGCCAAGCAACTCTTTCGGATCCTGTTCATACGTCGGCATTATTTGCCCCCTGCGTAAATGTTGCTAGGAAGGTTATTGGCTGAACCATAGCCAAAAGGCTTAGTCAGATCTGGCGGCGTATAGCCTTCATTGTTACTGAACTGCGGTAATGGATTTCCTTCTCGCTTCACTCTAGCCTCATCGACTCGTTGCTGCTGGAACTGCATGGTTTGCCTGTACATCGGAGATGTCTGCTGATCTGGTTTGAAGCGAACGGGAAGCCCATTCTCACCATAATACGGACGGACATCATCGTAACCGTCCTGATTTTTCTGTCTCACCATGACCGCATAGCTTTTATCTCTTGGCGTGACACCATCAGGAACGATAACCAAATCAGTATCACTACGAGCACCACCAAAAGCTTTAGCTTTAAGCTCGTTTTTCTCCTGATACCATTGGCCTTCTATCCAGTTACCGGATCCACTGTTCACCCCATAAAGCGCTTCTGGGGCATATTTCATAACCTCTGCACTACCATTAATAGTAGAAACTCCCCATGTGGTTCTGATCATGGCGTTGGTCATTTTCTCAGCCTGGTCTGCATCGCCCCCAGTCTGTGCAAAGTTTGCATCGTAAATTGTCTGGTAATCACGTTGATAGGCCGCATTTGATTTTCCTGGATCGGTAATGTCTGGAGACCACGAACCAAATGAGGTCAGGCTGCTAGCGTTGTTTTGTGCAGCAGTTGTCCGTGCGGCGACATATTTTTTGTCTCGCATGGCAGTGGAAAGCATCTGTTTCATCCGGTCATCCTGCTGGAATACCTGGCTATATGCCATGTCCACAGCCTTATCCTCCGGAACTCCAGCGCGGGAATAATCGTAAACCTTCCCATAAAATGCCATCGTTCCCTTATCAAGGGTTGCCGCGGCCGCCGGGTTATTATCGAATAACTGGCCGTAGAATTTTGCCATAGGAACAACCAGTGCAGGATCTCTTGAGGTTGCTCCGCTGTTAAGCATAGTTTTGACCTGCGTTGGTATCATGCCGCTTTTAGTTGTGACGGTGGCCAGCGCATTGATGCTCTGCGGATCAGATATCGAAAACGAAGGCGCAATATCCTGAGCAAAGTAATGGTCCACTGCTGCCTGGTTATTTTTGTCGTTAGGATCTAAGGGGAAGTTATTTTGCAAGGATGAAACTAAGCGGTTGCGCCCCTGTTGTGCTTGCCACTCTGTATCCATTTGCTTAAATTTGCTCTGCATTTTCTCCCATCGTTGCTGGTTAGCTGCAAAGCCAGGAGCATTTGGATCCTGTGGGCGAAGTCGCTCAAGAATGTCCTGTCGTCCTTCAGGGGTAAGGTCCTTAGCTGCGCCAATTACGCCGCCATATTGTATCTGCGCCTGCATATCTTGCCATTTCAACGCCCCAACGCGAGGGCCATTAGCCCGGATAAAATCAGCCTCAGAAGGTAATTGAGCCGGTCTAAGCCCCTCATCAAGAGCTGAATATACATCCTTCACTACAGAGCTAAGTTGTTCAGCATACTGTTGACGGTACTGGTTATTAAGCTCGTTAGCCTGCCTCAATGCCTGCATTTGCATTTGAGGGCTCATAGCATCAAAAGCGGCATTTCCCGTATAGCGCTTTGGTGAATCAAGGTTAGTTAACCCGAGCGCAGCCGACACGCCAGTTTCAAGCTGGTCAGCACTGTATGGGACACTGCCATTTTCATGCTTAACAATACCGGCACACAAAGCTGCAAGGGTTTTAGGGTTGGACACATCAAGCGGGTCATTAGCTCCCACACCAAGGGCGCTGCACAGCGCCTTGATATAAGCATCGGTGTTATTGCCATCGCTGGCCGGCGCCCAACGATTAACGATCTCGCTCACGGTGTCGTATCCCTGGCGCTGGTACGACAGCAGGTTTTTACCCAGCGCGCGGATCCCATGCTCGGGCGTCGCAAAAGTAGCAAAACGGCCATCACTCCCCGTCTGCCCCTCCCAGGGGTTTGAACCTGCTTCAATATTACCGGGGTTGTTATTCCTCAGGCCCCTGGCTGTGCCAGAGTTACCGTGAGCCACAACGCGGCCAACACCATCAAGATCTCCTGGCTCGCCGTTTGTTTGAAGTAGTTCGCTGTATTTTTGAGCAATGTTTCCGACCCAGGCCGATTGCCCCATCTGCTCCTTCAGCTGCGTTTTCTGCTGCACGCGCCATTCATCAGGCATGCCATGAGCATCAGCATACTGATCAATAGCATCAAAACGCTGTTTGGCAAGACCCACGAAGGCCTGGTTATCGTTATAAAGATCGGTGGACTGAGTTACGGCCAGGGAGTTTCCAGAAGTAAACGCCTGCTCCTGAAACTGCTGGAACTGGCCAACCTCATACCGGCGGGCCTGGTTGTGAAATGACTGCATGGACTGCTGCAATTGAAAAGATAACTGCTGACGTGCCTCGCCATCCGGCACGGTACCCAGCAATTCCTGAGCTTTCTGCTGCATGTTCTGCATGACGACATCGCTTTGCCCGAGCGCAGCTTTTCCCTGCTTCGTTATCAGACCATTGTCAGGATTGTTGAACTGGTCATCACCGAACTGATTAAACTGCAGCAGAGCATCCTGGCTAAGCGCTACATCAGCCTTGCGCTTTGCATCAGCCATCATATTGATCGACGTATCAGCAGCCTGCTGGATGCCCTGCACCAGCGGATTTTCCGGGACACGAAGATTACTCGTCATCACCGGCGCGGTTTGCGTCTGGCTCTGGCGTTGATATTGCGGAACGGTTGGCATAGTCGGCTCCTTTTACTTAGCGGAAAGCGGCTTCCAGGTACCGCCCAGCGTCTTGTATGCATTAAGACCGGTCAGCGTGGAGTTGAGCAGTGTTGAACCTGCGCCAAGCATTCCGGACTGCTTATCAATTTTCCCTTGAGCGCGGCTGGTATCAGCCTGGAACTGCAACCCGGCGGCCTGTCGCTGGCCGTTGTTGATGGTGGTCAGCGCGTCGAGCGTGCCCTGCTGCATGGTTTCAGTTGTCAGGTCCAATGCGTTACCGCTCGTCAGGTCGGCGCCGTTAGCAGCCAGTGCATTGGTTTGCTGTCCGGCAACCCGCCGGGCCTGCTGCCGCTGCTGGTATGCCTGGTCATTAGCTGTGTTAATAGTGTCGCGGGCGGCCTGCTCCTGAGCGTCGGCGTTAGCGTTCGCCAGCGCGGCGTTAGCGCGGCCTGTCTGGATCTGGCTGTAAGCGCTGAGACCGCCAGAGACGGCGGAAACTGCCAGCGCTGCGGTACCGACATCACACATGGTCGATCTCCTTCGTAAAGTGGTGAAATGGCATGCCCTTTAATCCGTATGGCTCAGGATCTGCCAGGGTGAACCCCATCCAGTGAAGCCAGGATTTTGCTGCGTGGTTACGCGCATCGACGTAATTTTCAAGCACGCGATATCCGCGTGACATGTCACGAAGAACCGGTCGGCAATGGCGGAGGAATGTCAGTGGCTGATGATCAATATGGTCGGTGCTAACCAGCCACGGAATACCTCGTCCGGTGATGATCGATGCCGGAGATATACCGAAGATGGTTACCACCTGGCCGTTAATCATCCCTGCAGCGGCTACCGAAGCGCTTTTCATGGCTCGATTGATGACTTCCTCCGGAGTCATCCCGGCGGCAGCCATAAACTCATCGTGGTCTGCCTGGCGGACATGCGGGAGAATGGCGCAGATATGCTCGTCAGTAACGCTGACTATCTCAACTTTCCGCATATCAGCCCCCTACCGTTACGCGCGGTATAATGGCCAGAATGCCAAGCGGCAGCGGATCTGAATGGCTGATTACAACCCGCCCGTTACGCTCCCAGTTTGCATCGAGGTTCATATCGATGATGCCCGTCTTTAGCCCTACCGGGTCGTCGTAGAATTCCCACTCACGCTGGGTATACTCCAGTAAGTGAGCATCATCTGTTCCGGCCCAAACCGAGCGCCCGCTGTTGAGCATTACGCAAAGCTGATTGATGAGTTTGGTCTTATCCAGCAGCGTAGACTGCCCTGCAACGTTCACGTCCAGCGTTTCGATAACCGCGGCTACCGGCAAACCGATATGCACCACTGACGAGTGGTTTTCGATCGTCACTTCGCCACCTGATACAACCTGCTGAGGTTCAACGTTACCGTCGGCAAGAATGCTAACCGCCTGCCCCTCGAGGTGAGACAGTCCCGCAAATGTCCGACGTGCTATCGACCATGTTGATTGCGCAGTGTTGCGCAGCGCTGTCGGTACATCACGGTTTACCAGCACGGTAGCGACGGTTGAAGAAACGACTTCAGCAATGCTCAAACGCATCGACTTGCTGACACCGCCTTCGGTGTAGGGAATATGGATCTCGTAATCAGTGCTCGATGAGTCGAAGATTGCAGAGCTGCACGTTAGCGTGAATTCATCCTGGTATGTCCAGCCACCGGTGGAACCTATCGTCATTGTGCGTGAAGAGTCGGTGTTTTCTCCGCTGTAAGACAGGCCAGAATCCACGAAAAATGCATCCTGCTGTTCTGTAAACTGCCGGGTATTCAGTCGCTCAACATAACGAACTGTCGATCCATTCACCGTACGGCGAATAAGCGCATAGACCGCATCTTCCTGCCCTTCGCTAATACTGCAGATCGATTCGACATAGCCATTAGTCATCGGGTGCGGATGCCAGGCATATACCTGCTGCTCACGGAGATAAGTCAGCCCAAGAAGCATGCCATCACTCCTCGCACACCATGCAACGCTGAACGGCTGTACAGACAAGGCCCAGTCTCTGATGCTGTAACCGTTAAACAGATGACTGGCAAGGAGGGTCAGATCACTGGATTGATAGCTGTCCTGGTCGAATGAGTAAAACAGGTCTCGGATGATGGATCCCTTCTGCTGGACGTATAGTGCAACGCTGCCAACATTGATTGGAGCCAGATCACTGCTACCGTTGAACGACTGACCGGACATCGCAAAGCCACCGGTTCCCGTCAGGTTGCCGTTGCTGTCGCCTGTCACCTTGAACTCTCCGCCGCTGGTCAGCACGATAAGCTGACCGACATCGAGAAGATGCAGGATTTTGTTCAGCTGGCGACCGGCGTAGTTATAGGTTATCGCATCGTCGTCAACCTTCGGGTTGCTGCGATAGAAGTTGTGATAATCACCGGTACGGCTACACCATATAGTTTGAGGAAATGCCCGGCTGCCGCCGAAAATCAGCCTCTGCTGGTAATAGGTAACTGTACCCGGGTAGCCGTCTGTATCGTTCCAGGCATAATGCGCCCATTTGTAAGTGGCGAAGGTGCTACCTACCACTTGCGCTGGCAGCTCGATCTCACCATCCTGACGTGGCACAACGTCGGCTGTTGCAGTTAGTCCATCTCCGGCGACGGCGGTAATACGGCACACGCCAAAACCACTATGCAGATAGCGCCACAGCACACCGTTACGGCCACCAAGACCCCAGCCATCCCAGGAATCTCCCGTTGTATGGGTCGGAGCAACAGTGCCAGTTGTGCCATTAGAACCGCCGTCAACACAGCGATAAAAGTTTTCCTGATATCGGCACTCGTCACCGATCCCGATGTCTTTATCGGTTTCCCACCGACCAACACTATCTACCGCTTTCTGTTCCATGTAGAACAGTTTTCCCACGTGCTGGCTTTTGAAAATCGGGCTGCTGGCAGTCAACGTTACGGATCCAGTTCGGCCTGAGGCGTACACAGTTACCGAGTCGTCTGTGTTCAGGTCCTGGAATGGCCCGCTGGTTGTTGTCACTGCGGCAGTGCGCCAGTCAGCCTCTCCGTAACGGCGGATCTCAAGCGGCGGATAATCGTTGTGGCACACTGTCATCACATCGGCAGACTGCGTAAATTTCAGCTCAGAAATGACGCTCACCGGCCATGGGGTAGCCACTTCAACAGGGCTGCCGCCGTCCGTAACCAGCGCGCCGTTAGACCAGACACGAAAATAGTGATCACCGAGCTCAAGCGCATAGGTTTGCGATACGCTGAACTGGAACGGTATTAGCCGGCAGTAACGGTCTGCATATTTCGCGCTCCCCAGGAACCGGAAACCGGGACGATTTTCAATGCCGCCTGACTGCCGGACGATAAAGTTGCGGCAGCGGCGCAATGACGTCTGGTATTTTTCAAGATCGATTCGACCATACAGTGAAGGAGATATCTCGCCGCCTGCAAGCGACGGCTGCACCAGTGAATAGGCCATCAGCAGATCCTCGCACTGGCAAGGTCAGACATCGCCTGCTGCGGTTCATGTGCCTCATCCAGAGAGCGTTGCATGGCCGCCGTAAGCACCTGCTGATAATTGGCCATTGCCTGCTGGCCGAGACTGGCATTTGCCGCGATCGGCATGGCTATTTCTGCCGCCATACGCCACGAAAGCGCATCAGCGAACAGGGCATCAAACATCGTCGGGTCAGTAATGATTTTCACATATAGCAGTACCGCCTGAGACTCATTGGTATGAATGACGCGGCCAGTGCCATCTTCATTGCTGCCAACTTCAAAAACAGGCTTATCCTGCAGAACGATATGAGACCCAGTGAACCACTTCGGTAATATGGCAGCTATGCGCGCGCAGTCGGTAGGGTACTGATACCGGAACAACCATCCCGGCGCAGGGTCGCCAAGGTCAGCCAGGACAACGCGCGACATGGCAAAGTTCCAGTCGTTGTCTGCCAGAACTGCGTCGCGCATGGACTCGTAAAACAGGTTGCAGGTATATGCCTCTTTGGTCTTTTCGGTGAGGCTGTTAATCGTCCGGCTGTTGCCTATACGTGCCAGCGCGATATTGCAGATATTGATCACTGATGCCATATCATCCACCAACTAAAAAGGGGCTTTCGCCCCTTTGGTTATGAGGGCTTACACCCCGAGTTCTTTCCGCCTTTCGGCGATCTTCGCCTTCAGAGTTTCCGCTTTGGTATTGAAATGCGGCGCTTCGCCGAACATTTCTTCATACTGTTTGCGCAAATCGTCGAGCTCGGTTAACTCTTCTGCACTGACCGGGACAATCTTTTCGCTCAGGCTGGCATCAACGGAAACCAGATTACTTCCCTGCTCACCGTCGTAGGTAACGATGTCGCCCGGCTCATGCAGGCGGCCATTGATGAATGACCGCTTAGCGACTTTGTACTCAGGCATTGGTTTGCACGCCTCCGGTGATACCCGCAGTGACTTTGCCAGTGGTCGGCGCAGTACCAGTCACCGTATAGTTCAGACGGATGTAGCGTTCCATCTTCATCGGCAACGTGATAACCGGCGACTTATAGCCCAGCACCAGAGACGCCAGAGGGATCGTCATGGACAGCACGTCCGCAGCGGAACTGAATGCAGAGTTGTCATCGGTTTGCACCGTCACAGTCAGGCTGGTCAGGTTGTTGAAACCTTCAACCACCTGGATAAGCAGCGGGATATCGCCATATTTACCGACATCTTTATTGCTGCCGGTATCAATGACGTTAGTCGAAGCAGCCGTGGCCGTAATGGCCTGAGCTGCGGAAAAAAGCGCTTGCTGGTCGAGCAGCATGATCCCCCCTTACGCCGTTACGGCTGATTCAGTATTCAGGATGGCGTCAGCGCGACGGATCGGAATACCCAGGAAAGAAACGATTTTCTTACCGGCATATTCGTCGATCGTCAGGTTAACGTTTTTCGCATTCATAGCCTGCTTGTGCAGCCAGGCATGGATGGTCTTGTTGCAGTAGATGACCTCTTTACCATCGCCCAGCATTGCTACATCACGCGCGTAGTACGCATCGACCATCATGCTGATGAGGTCGGCGCCGCTGGCGGCGTCTTTAGTCAGCGTGGTGACATCGATGTTGCAGATACGCGAGATCGAACGCCAGTCACGGACTGACAGGCCGAGATGCCATTTGAACTCATCGCGGTACGCGCGGAACTGGCCGCCGTTACCATCGCTGACCAGGTCATTGCCGAGATCTTCATGCTGGAATCCGGCGACCATACCTTCCGGGTAGATCATGTGCGCGGTGTTCTCGCCCCATGACATGAACCAGATGGAGGTATTGGTGGAGCCTGCACCGCCAGCGCTGAATACGTTCTCCGCGCTGGCCGCTTTGGAAGTGCTCAGAGTGTTGAAGCGCGGAGCCAGGCCCATGAACGCTTCCGGCTCAGCATCGGTATTGCCGTAGAAGGTGTAGCGGGAAACCTTGTTGTTAAAGCCCTGCAGCTTGCCCATGTTCTCGGACACGCGGAACGAGTCCGCATTACCGGAGCGATCGGCCAGGTCTTTGTCCACAAAGCCAAGGTCGTACAGCATACCGGTAGTGTCAGTCACCGGAACGGTCTGGGTTTTGGTAGGCTGCACGCCCTGGTTGTAACGGCGCCACACCGGCTCGGGAATACCGGCACGAATGGTGGTTTTGTGCTTGGAACCGTCATTACACGGCACGTAAATCGCATCGGTAATGACATCGTTGCTTTTCGCCAGCTGCTCGACGATTTTAGCGATCCGCCCGTTCTTGTCGGTACGGCTGTACACGTCAAGAAGAGAAGGCAGCGTCTGACCAATTAAAGCCATGATTACACCTCACTATTTTTTGCTTGGATAAAACGCTTCGACCAGATCGTTTTTCGGCGATCCGTTACCCTGGCCAGTGACGAAACTGTCTTCACTCATCAACTTGCCTACCTTTGCGAACGCCCGAACCATTTCCGGGTGATTACCCAGGCCGGTCGAGTCAAGGAATTCGCGGAACTCTTTCGATGCGAAGGTATCCAGCGCCTTCTGCGCGTGTCCGACGGATACCGTTAATTTGTCGCCACCGATTTCTTTGTCAGCCTTCGTGTCAGCTGCCCACTGTTCAACCTGCTGCCCCCACGACTCAGCCTGGCGGTTCTGGATTTGCTCCTGCAGTTGTGGCCACAGTCCAGCCAGCTTCTGCGCCTGGTCATTAGAAAGACCAAGCTCGCGCGCCACGGGCTCAAACAACTCAACAGCTTTTGAGTCCAGTTCAGTGCCTTCAGGTGCCGTTAGTTCATATTTTTCTGGAACCGATGGTTCAGCAGAAGGAGTTGGCTTATCGCCAGTCGGCTCAGGTTTATCACCATCAGCTGGCGAAGGTTCTGGATCTGCTGCTGGTTGTTGCGCTGCTTCAGATTGCTCAGCCGCAGGAGTCGGGGATGGTTCGGATGCTGCTGGAGCTGCCCCACCATCTGTAGGCTGCTCATTGCACAAACGCCGATACATCAGACGCTCAAATAAATTCATCGCTATTCCTCGCTGGCCTCTTTGGCCATTGCCAGATACTGATCGGGACACGCCTCCATCACGTCGGAAAAGACTTTCAGTCCCGTGTTACGTTTTCCTTCGGCGAAGGCTGCCGAGAGCGCCTCACCGGTATAAGTCGTACGCCACACTCCAGCCTGCTCAATCAGGCGCCAGATGAAACGGCGGCCGTGTTCTGTCTCGCAGATGAGGCGCAGGTCATTAAGTTCGTTCTCGCGCCGTAACTGCTGCCTTTTGAGCTCATCTGCTGCCAGTTCTTCACGCTCTTCTTCGCTCAGGTAATCAGTCATTGCGTCACCGCCGGCTGCTGAGCAGCATCAGAGAGGGTTTTTAACAGGCTAGGGTCAGCGGTGTTGGTATCGCTCAGGGTCTTAGCGGTTGCGCCAGCTTGCTGGGCCATAGCCATCATCTGCTGCTGTTGCTCCATTTGAGCACGCTGCTCGCGCGTAGCTTGCACCTCATCATCAGAGTTAACGATCGTGGCCGGGACGCCGAGCATATTTCCGTACTCGTCAATCGTCTGGTCGATATTGAGTTTGTCGAGCGCCGCAGGATTGGCTTTTGCAAGATTCCCAACAAAGCCAACAAAGCGCTCAACGCTGCTGATCCCTATGGATTTTTGGGCCTGTGCCAAAATGGATACATATTCAACTTTCAGAGGAGTTCCCTGCAGTTCTTCCGGTGGCTCAGGAAAGAGGTTGCGGCGCGCCATGATGTTGAATGTGCGATCAACGAAAGGATCAAGGAATTCATCATTAAGTCGCTCCAGGACTGGACCAAGCTGCAGGAGTTTCTCATCCTGCATTGCGGCCACAGCTTCCACTGGCATGCTCCTGGTGTTGATGGTGCTGAACAGGTTAAACAGGTCAGAGAAGAAGCAGGCTTCAATCATTTGGCGGTCATCAGCAATACTGCCGAGCATGTCATTAAGCTGCGGGCTGACGGCGTAAGCCGGACGCACTAGCTTGGTAGCATCAACCTCATCAACATAAGTAACGCCGCCAGGGGCAAGGTTGATCAGCTTATTTTTAAGACCTGTCGGGGCCACCATTGGCGGGTTAACAAGCTTATCGATCGCGTTAGCTTTGCGAATTTGCTCCAGCTGCAGAGCCTTACCAGTACCGAGAGCCATCATTCCCGGGCAGTTACTCCCGTAAACGTCTTCCCCGTTAATCTCCCAGCGCGGTGAAAGGATAGGCGGCTCATCAAAACCAGCCTCACGAAGGAGCTTGTCACCGTCTCCGGACAACTCGAAATACACCGATTTGAATGCCTTGTTACGGGAATTCAGCTTGCCGTTCACACGATCGATATTGGGTTCTGTCAGATGGACCACATCGAACCATGCTTCATAATTCGCGTTATCCCAGGCGCCGCGCACGGCGTTACTGACGTTGTCCAGGCCAAACTGCATAACAATCTGGCGGGCAGTCATGGAGAAAACGCGATACGTGGTATCGACTGACAAACGATGCGAGTTTGACAGGTAGTAACTTCCGATTGGCAGAGGATGAGTACGAATCACATCTTCGTCGTCTTCGAGAACCGCCATAGCCGCGGTACCAAAAACACCAAGGTGCCGGTAGATAATCGGCAGGGACTGGTAGACGTTAGAGCGGTTCATGACGTCGTTCATCCTGGTCATGACCACATCAAGCCAGCGTTTGACCGGTCCATATTGCATCATCTCCGGATCCGGCGTTGCCAGCTTAAACCATGGTCGGGTTGGGCTGGTGATACCTGACAGCATGCCTGATTGCAGAGTACGGGCAGCTTTAGAGGCGGTAGGGTCAACGATGCGGGTATTCCGCTTGCTGCCGTTGTTTCTCTCCGTCGTAAGAAAGCGCGTGCTGCGCGGATCGATAAATTCCGCCAGTTCGCGCCAGTGCTCCTCAAAGCTGGTGCGCTCATTTTTGAGCTGCCCCAGGTGTTTGAGGTAATGCTGTTTCGGAGAGAGTTCGGCCATGGATTACGCCCCGAGCAGGGTCTTGCCCTGAGTACCGCCAGAAGGCTGCGTTACACCCTGGCTCGACGTCAGGATTGTTGATTTCTGCCCGCCCGCTGCGGCACGGCGACGACGATCGCTATCAGCGGCGTTCTGTACAGCAGAATCGGAAACCTGCGGCGCCGCCTGAACCTGCGGAGAACTCACTTTCGGCTTGCTGATGCACATTTTGCTGCACTCCATACGCGTTTAAATTATTACCAATTTAACCACATATGATTTATTAGTCGTAGTGTATTGACCTTTTGACGATAAATTATTACCTTTTTGGTAGACACAACATGAAAGCGCACCCCATTCCCTTCCATTGGTGGCTTTGTCGTTACTCAGATGGCGGAGTGCGCTTCCAGGTGTGAAAGCATCCGGCGTATGGCACATGCGTCGATAGCGGTCCGGGGGCTCCTTGGTACATGGCCCAGCGGGTAGCCGGAGTGTGCAAGCCGCGTGTTTACCCGGCACGAACGAGCGATTCACCATCGTGGCGGTACGGTGCGGCACTCTGGAAGCAGACAGGGAACAACAGGTAAGTTTCGCGTTCTATTTCTTGAAGAGGGTAAAAAAATGCTCAACGGAAAGGATGTTAAACTCATGAAAGATGTGGCTGTAACCGAAGGCCCTGAAGGGCCAGTATATTCAGGCGGGCGTGTAACCTTTCATGACCATGAAAAAAATAAAGTGACTATTACTTGCTACAAATGCAATAAATCTCAAATAATTAGCGACTGGAATGGCTTGATTAAATGCAACCATTGCGGGTCAACAGAAAAAATTAAAATAGACCAGTTAGATTCAGCACTCTATGGTTATGTTCCGTAATATAGCAACATAAACAACCATTCATTTAGCGAACTTAATAAGGAAAAATCATGCATACATTATACATGATTGAGGCTAAGAATGTTTTTGAAGCATTACGAAAAAGCAAGATATATTCTTTTGTTCGTAATGAACATTTAGGTCTTATTGGTGCTGAACACGTTGATTTATGGTATTCTAACTTAGGTGGGACTTTGGAATTTATTAGCGCCAACGGTGGTTGTCAGCTAAATATCTATCCTCCTTCTATGTCTCAGCAAGAGGCTACTTTGCAAGATGCGGCGAAAACACTTATTCAGGTATTGGATGATTACTCAGAACAGTTGGTTCCTGTTGATCGGAATAGCGCTGTTGTTCGTGAATTGCGGAATGCTATAAGTTATTAGATAAATAATTAAAGCCCAGACGATATCTGAGTGGCTTAAAAAACAGATGGGAGCCGGTGGAATCCCGGCACACAACAGGTAAGAGCATTTACATCATCGGGGTTGCATATGCGGTACCTGAGTGCTCTTTCCGTTGTGGTTTTCCTGATGCTAGTTGGTTCGGTTGCGGCGGATACCAAGGCGACAAAAGGAAATGCTGACGCACAGCACCACAACCCCATCACGCCTCAGGACCGTGATAACCGTGGTTCCAGAGCAAGTTTGGCGGTGGCAGTTATTCCCTTTCTGACCACCGCCATTTTTACAGCAGGACGCCATTGCGATGACTTCATGCTGTAAACCCTGTGACACCCAGCCAAGGACGGCACTTTCCATCATCCATGTTTCGCCCGGTTCGTCCGGGCATTTTTTTAAGGTGAATGTTATGAGTGACAAAGACATTGAATCTGAAATTCAGGCTAAAGGCTTAACGGCGCCGCGCGTTACCCCAGACCATATCGAAAGCATTATTGCTCAGGAGGCATATTTCACAGCAGAAGATGGTGCCTTTGGCGTAGCCATAAAAGCGAAACATACTGGCGGAGAGGTAAACTACCAGCCGCACGAATCACTTTCTCTGCTGACGTTCTGCGTCCTGGTGCTGCGCAACGGCTTCACCGTCACCGGCGAAAGCGCCTGCGCCAGCCCTGAGAACTTCGACGCCGAGATTGGCCGCAAGATCGCCCGCGAAAACGCCGTGCAAAAAATCTGGATGCTGGAAGGCTACCTGCTGAAGCAGAGACTGAGCGAAAAATAACACCGTGACATGTCACAATAGCCCGCCGATGCGCGGGCTTTTTTACGCCCACGGGTCGTACTCGCTGATCACGTTGGGCTGCTTGCCGCCGGCAGCAGGGAAATCTGAACGCTTCGTCACGGGATACGCGAACGTCAGAAGTAGCGCATCGCCCTTGCCCGGCGACCGGCCCAAACGCTCTTTGATATCCTCTTTCGGCTCCATGACGATCTTGCCGTCCACCCTCACCTTGTACTCTGCAGCTGACAGGTCATCCGCCGTCTCCTGGTCGTCCAGCGCGCCGCCGAGCTTGAGCCACGTCTTACAGGCGTTGAACATCTCGCCGCGCTTATTCAGCATCTGTGGATCTGCCGATGCGCCGCCGAACGGCACAAGCTGCCAGGTGCGACCCCAGCCGTCACCTATAGACTTCAGCCCGGTGCCATAGCCGAAGTCGATAAACACCGCATCAGCCTGGTACTGATCCTCAAAATCAGCGATACGCTTCGCCATAATCAGATCGTCGGTGGTCTTGTTGCCGGTCCAGAGCACTTTGCTGTGCAGCCCCTGGCGGAGATAAATCACTGCATCATCCACGCCGGAATATGCCGGGTCGACGCCGATTATCCGCGGGGCGTGCGCCACCTGCGCAGCGGTAACCACGCGCTTCATCGCTTCATCGGTAAGCCCGGTTGGGATAAACTGCAGTTCTGAGGCGTCCGGGAAGATCCCGCGCACGCGGACCTTCACAAAGTCGCTGTCCTCGCCGTAGTCGTCCACCCATTTCTGCAGCTGCTGCTTGTTGGTGCCTTCTACGGTGCGGGAATCGATCTGCGCGCATTTCCAGCGATGCTTGTATTTGCGGAAGCACTCGCGGAATCGCCCGGTGTTACGCGTCGGGTTACCGAATGCCACCCAGATAATTTCCGTGTCCTCGTCCGTCAGCGCGCCCTCAGCAACCTCCCAGACCAAATCCGCGATGTTGGATGCTTCGTCGAATACCACAACGATGCGCTTACGCTCGTTGTGCAGGCCAGCAAACGCCTCGGTGTTATGCTCAGACCAGGGAATAGCATCGGCGCGCCAGCGTTTGTCGTGGCCCGGATCGTTGCTGTACATCGCCGTAGCGGTGCAGGTGAACCATTCTTTCGTGATAGCCAGGTTCGACCATTTGATGATTTCCGGCCAGGTCTTCGTGCGCAGCTGGTTGTCGGTGTTAGCGGTCACCACCACCTTGCAATCTTCACAGGTGGACATGGCCCAGTTAATCAGCATCGAGATGAACGCAGATTTTCCGATGCCGTGACCGGATGCGCGGGAAATCATCAGCGGCTGGTGACGAGTCGCGGGATTCTGCAGGTGCTCGCCTATCTCGCGGAATGCGTCAGCCTGCCACTGTCGCGGCCCGGAGGCGTGCGCGAGCTCTGTGCCATCCTCGCCCCACGGAAACGCATACAGCGCATAGCCAAGCGGGTCATGCGTGAAGCTGGCGATATCGTCGATCAGCTGTTCTTCCGGGGATAAAGCGGCGTCTGTCACTGGTCACCACCCTGGCGCTCTTTCAGGCGGCGCCGGGCGGCGGCCATGCGGTCGGCAATGGTGACGTTCACGTTAACTTCCATGCGCTCTTTGAATGCCATCACGTCAACATGCTTACCAATCAGCTCGAGGTTTTTCACCTTGTCGGGCCATTTTATTTTTTGCAGCGTGGACTCGATATCTTCCTCGTCATCCTTCATCGCCATCCTGATGCGGTTTATATCCACTGCGCTGATCGACGTTCGCCAGACTTTAGGCCACTGGCTAATCGGCTTCAGTCCGCCTTCATCGTCGAGGATGTCGATCACATCCATCTGGTCGATTTCCACCAGGCGCAGCAGCACGTAATCGGCGCTGACGCGCAGGCGCTTGTTGCGCTCTTCCATCAGCTCAGCGATTCGTTTCTGGATACGTTCATCACGCATCATTGTGCTGGCTTTGACGTGGGCAGACTTTGGGGAGAACCCGGCATTGATGGCCGCCTGCGTCTGATTTTCAGGGCATTTCACATACTCCTGGGCGTAGGCTTCCTGCATCACCGTCAACGGTTTGTACTGAGTTGATTTGCGCTTCGGATCCTTTGGCATGGTAAACACCCCGAAAATAATTACCTTTTAGGTAATAATACCATGCCACCAGCGATGTTACATGATCGGAATATCATCATCACTCACCCATCCGGCCCGGTTTATCAGGTAGGTAACGACTCCCCGCACTTCAACATCGTCCAGGGCGTCCCCTTCCAGCGCCTCACCATCATCAGTGATCAGCGCCTGGCCACGGACAACAGCGAATTCAGTTTTCCCGGCATATGCGATAAGAACATGATCACCCTGCTTTGGCCGGCGGCAGACATCGACGATGGCATAACCGGCGGCAGTCTCCAGGGTACGACAGTTGGCGTCATACTGACAAAGGCGGGAAACGGTTAGCGTTTGCTCAACGTAGTCTGCGGCAGGTGATGGAAAGCCCATGATGAACCTCACATAAAATACTGTATATTTAAACAGTATAATCATGCGAGGATTTAGTCAATATTACGTGACATGTCACAGCGGTAGTTTCGTTTCGTGCCAGCCGTACATCACCCAGCATGCGGCTTCTCCTGAGTGCGGGCAGGATGCCACCGGCAGTTGATCCCCGCACTTTCCGCAGCGACGTTTGCTGATGGCGTTAATACGGCCGCGCACCCGGGCATCATCCTGGCGGATCAGCAGCGCGATGTACTCGGCCATTTCGTAGGGATCACGACCAGGGCGCCGGGCGGCGCAGTTACGCGCCAGCATCTCCATTTCCTGCTCGTCGAGCACCACCTCAAACTTGCGCTCACCGGCGGCGGACTGCCGCGCGCGCTGCGCGGCTTTGCGTTCTGCGGGGGATTTAGGCATCACCAACCTCCTGCGGGGCGGCTGGCAGCGGCATCCAGTGCGACGGCTCCCAATAGCAACCAAAACCATGCTCAAAATTATGTCTACCGTATACAGCAACCCTTACATCCGAGTCGCCACCTTCATGCGCTTTAGGCCTGTACACAAGCACCGCCTGCCCTTTTTCAGGCATCCGCTCGCTTACCTGAATCCATGTATCCGACCCGGTAACGACGCTCTGCACCGAGTTCAGCGCGGGGGTATCATGCGGGGCGGCTGCGAGCATGGCGGCGCGGCAAAAATTATACCCAGCAACGAAACTTTCAATAGATCCTCTACCGCCTTCCCAGTATTTTACGGCAATGCCTGCTGTCATTTCCTTCGGCACTACCAGCGCTGGCTGAGCGTGGCGATAGAGCGGCGTTACCTCGCGTAGAGGGTCGGCATACGCATTACCGCTATCAAAACGCACCACGTTTTCAGCACCACCGCCTGACAGTAGCCACGCCACCGGATCGCTGTCCATTGCGGCCAGCGCCATGCGGGCCACTCGTTTGAGAATCTCTAAGTCGGCAAACCCAAGCCGATAGCCAACCTTTAAATCAAATACGGCCTGAACGCTTTCTTCTCTGGTTATGGTTGATTTGGTCATTTCTTTGCTCTCCTGCGGCGTTTGGCGTTTCGGCGTTCTGCAGCCTTCCCTGTATGGCGATTTGAAACTGGATATGATTGCGGACGAAGCTCGCAAATGGTTCTTTCCCATGCCACAGAAGCTGTACCTATCGAGGCAAGTGCCATCGCTATTGCTATTGATGACTTACGCATCACTCATCCTCCATCTTGATGCCAGCGGCGGCCAGCGCTACCTTTACGTCCTGGCTGTAGTTATAAACACCATCAGACCAGACATATCTGTCCCCAGATACAATCTGCCGTAAGTCTGGCAGCTTCACGGTGCGGGCCTCCAGCCCGGCGATGCGCTGGCGCAGTGCTGTGTTATCGTCGAATAGCTCACAGATGTGGCGATTCTGCTTGCGAACGCGATTTTCGCTTTCAGTCATTTGCTGCTGCGCCTTCTCCAGCGCCTCTACCAGCTCAGAGGATGATGCCATCCATGCCCGCCAGGCCATTTCTGTTGAGGAAAAAACGTAGCCACAATCTCCATAAGAAAGGCCAAGTTTCTGGCTACGTGCCCACGCTTCGAATTTCTCTCTCTGCGCCAGTTCGGTGATATCAGTTGTCATGCTGCACCTCGCACTCATGGTTTTCCGGTTCATCTGCTTTGTAATAACCGCCGCACAAGGCGCAGAGAACATCAGGAACTTCATCGTAATTCGTGGTCCCAGTGATCATTTGGCCCCCTCGCGCAGATGCTTGGCGAAATCATCGGCTCCGAGCGCAATCATTTTGCAAACTGATGCCCCGTTATCATTAGCGCGAAGATGCGCTGCAAACTCTTCCACCCCATCAGCCTTAATCCCGGCTACGATGCGATCGGTGGCATGGGTTTCCAGATTCATATTCAGCGGGTAATCAGCATCAAGTTCTTCATGGATGAATTCAGCCAAATTATTGCGGCTTTCCTTCAGCGCCACATTCTCCGCAGCCAGCTGCTTAAACGCTTTCGCCAGCTTCAGGAACTTCTGCTCTCTGATCGACAGCTCGCCCGCGCTCTCCAGCGACTGAATGAGCTCGTTTACTGTTTCGATGTTCATGCTGTCACCCACTCGATCGCCAGATAAGCCACATACAGGACGGCGACGATTGCCACCCAACCAATGATGTTTGCCACCATCACGAACAGCAGCAGAGAACGCCGGCTGTAATTCACGAAATCAAAATCCATACTTACCCCCGCTTACCCGTTTAACTTATTGATTCAATTGATACCAATGAAGATCGTTGTTTTAGAACTCTTCGACCTTCCACCCGCCGCCGGCTTTTGCCGGGAGCTTCGTTACTCCGATGATCCGGAATGGGTACTGGTCAGCGGCGACTTTGGTTTTCACCCTGGCATCGTCAGTCCAGAACCCTTTCACCTCATGCAATTCCATCTGGCCGTTTGCCAGCATCACGGCGAAGTCAGGCGTGTAGAACGTGTTGTCAGCCAGACGCAGCTTGATGCCTTCGAAACGGAACCAGGCGATTTCACCGTAGCGCTTACGCAGCTCAAGGTTCTGGCAGTACGCCGTTTCGGTTTTGTTCATCTGGCCAGCTTTAAGCCGGCCAAGTGCCTGTAGTGTCTTTCGCATGATTTTTACCTTATTGGTAATTTATAACCATAAACGGATCAATATCAATAGTCTTGCGCATATTTTATTACCCTTTTGGTAAACATCAAGGCGTAAAAAAATGCGCTCCCGCGCCGGTATTACTTGATGAGTCCTGATGCCTTCCCTCGCCGGTATTCCTCCATCAGCCACTGTGCCGGGGTTATACCTCCGAGTGTCGCCGCGTTAGGCATGCATCCGAAGCTTCGACCTGGTGGATGGTAGGTATTGCCACCGGGGTCTGGAGGGGTGCTTATAGGCTCTGGCTTCGACTGGATGCTCAGAATCGGATCAGGTATCTGATGACCTGCCGCGACCTTTGATGCCCATTCGTCAAGAAGCTTACGCGCATGTTTCTCAACCTCAATCTCACTTAACTGACGCTGGTACATCGCGCGCCTGGTATCGCACACAATCCAGTACATGACAGGGTGGCGCCACGGGAATTGTTCTGGTCCGCCAGGCTGTAGGCTTTTCTCCTTGGCGTAGCGGTGAAACTCCCCCATCACATCTTCGATGCTCACGCCAAGCACCATCTTGCTGTCTTTGCACCACTTGATGAATTGACCTGGTGACGGCCAGAACGGTGATTCACTGGCACGGGCATGGCGCATTCCTGCTGATACCTGCTCGCGGGTACGGATACCACCTTCGGCGAAAGCGGCGATCCACTGGCGCTTAGCGTCGGTCTCCTGCTGTGCGGTCTTAAGGTTGGTCTGCTCTGCTGCCGGAAACAGTTGCTTGAGCTGTTTAAACAGGGCATCGACAAGTCTCTCTGCGCTGATGTTCACAACATTGTCTTTCTGAGCCTGGTGATTGTCCGGACCCATCATGCGAGCCAGGGCGCCGGCATCACGATTCTGAATTGCTGCGAATACGTTACTCATAAGAAATCCTTCCAGCCTTCAGGGCTGTTCCAGTGTGGTACTTCATCGTCAGAGCTTTCACCGCGCTTTCCTGCCGCTCTTTTTTTCCTGTTCATCAGCAGCCGGGCAAACTTCTGCTCCCACTGCACGTGTTGCATCACATTGCCTTCTGCCATCCAGTAGGTGATGAATTCGATCAGGTCTGATTTCTTGTAACCGTCAGCTGGTAGCGCATGGCCCCATGTTCTGGCGCGCATGACAAAGTCCTCTGACGGCTTCCAGTTTTCATGCATGGTGAATTTGCCAATTGGCTCTCCGATACCATCAACGACAACCGGAGGGACTTGAATTACTTCGCGCGCAGAGAGAGGGGTTTTTATTTCCCTGATCCCTGATCCCTGATCCATTCCTAATGGTACTTGTACCGTATCAGTACCGTACTCATACGGTAGTAGTGGTAAACCTTTGATTTTGCTTTCTTTTGGCTTATTCACTACCTGATGTTTAAGGAAATTAGTTATGACCCCAAAATGCTTGCCATCAGGGGTGGAAAACATGGATAAATAACCACAGTTGGAAAGCTCCCGTATTAGTACCGGAATAGGAACGGATGGTTCTCGGATAGGGAAAACTGCAGCTTTGATAAGCTTCGGGTTTGCATTGAAATAGCCTTCATCATCTGCGTAATTAAGCAGACCAATAGCCAGCAAGCAGGCTGGTTCTGATACCTCTGCCATGTCTTCATCGGTCCAGAACTCGGGCTTAATGGTGCGAATGCGGGCCATCAGATCACCTCCACGGCATTACCTTTTGAGGCCTCATGCATTAGCCGTTTTATCTCAGCATGGCGGCGGCGGTTAGTCTCGAGGGTGCATTCGACACAATGCCCGTTGTATACCCATCGCTCACTGTCATGGCCGTGCTTACATTGCTTACCGGTGTAGTAGCGCTTTAGTCCTGCCTTTGCCGCTTCGACGCGAGTAATGATCTCCATAGTTCCTGTCTCACTCTGGTTGTGGTTACGGTAATTTTGCAGCAAGCCAAAAAAAGATCAACCGTATTTGGATAATTATTACCAAATTGGTATTCAGGGAGAGGCAGGAGCCGCCTTGGGGTGGCGGCGCGGGTGAGTTTTGAGGATTAACGTTCGTGGAACCAGAGGACCAGGTCGGATTTTGCGGTGATCCACTTACGGGATTTGCAGGCTTTAAACAGTCTTTCTAACAGAGGCTTACGTGGAATTCTTCTACGGCCAGTCAGGTGAACCTGAATGTAGTGGCTGGTCGTGCCGGCGTCACTTGCGAACTCTTCTCGCTCAGCCGGCGAGAGGTCGAGCCAGCAGCGTTTGAAGTCAAATTTTTGCACATCGCTCATATTTTTTTAGTCCCGGACTAACTTTAGACAGCCTGATTATTACCAATCTGGTGTAAAAATCAATGACTGTTACCTTTTTGGTAAGTTTACCTTTATGGTAATATTCTATTAAATTTAATCAGTTAGGTAACAATTTCAGGCTAAAAAAATAGAAATGAAAAGCATCTACGACATAAGACGCGACAACCTCAATGAGATAATCCGGAAGGATTTCGATAACACGCAACTCCGGTTTGCCGAGAGAATCAAAAAATCAGCTAACCTCGTTAACAGGTGGAGCAAGGGGACAAAAAATATCGGCGCCAACGCGGCACGCGAGATCGAGTCGTTCGCCGGGAAAGGTCGGTTCTGGCTGGATATCGACCATCTGTCAGATACCCCGACGCTGCCGGAGATTATCGACCCGCAGGAATGGAGTGTGGAAAAGCAGGCAGCGTTTACCCTGGGTGTATGGATGGGACAGCATCCAGATCTGAACTCAGAGAAAAAGGTTTCGGAAGCGGCCGGTATCGGCCAGGCGACCGTAAATCGCATCCTGAACTGCGAAGGCTCCACCAGCATTGGCGTGCTGTCGGCTATCGCCAGGGCGTTCGGCCGCGATGCATATGAGCTCATCCTGCCGCCTGGTAATGCTGGTCTGATTGACTATGACCACCATGAATACGCCGGGCTGCCGCAGGAAGAGAAAAACAAGATCGCCGCCTTCATCAAGTTCATCGTCAGCCAGAACCAGTAACCTCTAACCTACCTGTTACTCCTGCCAGTGGGATAACTCCCCGCGCCTCATGCACTTACCAAAATGGTAAACTTTTCCTCATCAAATCTATTGACACAACCATAAATTGATCAGATTATTACCTTAACGGTAACAGCATGGCGTTGAATTACCAGAAATCCACCAACTGGTGGTTTTCTCATACCCCTGATATTTACCAAATGGTAATAGTGAGGTGTGTATACAATGGCAAATCATTAACGGCTGGTACTGCGTTACGGCATGCGGGCTGATGAGCTGGAAGTTTCGCACGCTGCCGGAAGCAATCAGCTGGGCGTTCGTCAGCAAACTGGCAGCAAAAACGGAAATGGGTATGGGGGTGAGCAAGTGAACATTCAGCAGATTAACAACCTGAAAAAAATCATGAACAACATCGACGGCGACTACCAGCTTAACCAGATGCTGTACGAGCGCCACGTCGAGCTTATCGAAGCGATCAAGTTTCATCAGCTGCAAAAGCCATTCTACGAGCTGGAGCGCAAAGGCGTGCGCAGCGAGATCCTGGAAGAGCTGATGATGAGCTCTGAGTTTGAAGAATGCCTGGCCGCGTATCAGCGGGAACTGACCGGCATCATTGCCAAGTGGGATCTGGCTGACCAGCTGGATACGGCGAGGAATGCGGCATGAAGCCAGGCATTTACTTCGACATCAGCAACGAGGACTACCACGCCGGCGACGGCGTGAGTAAGTCGCAGCTGGATATGGTGGCGTTGAGCCCGGCCCTTCTGCAGTGGCAGAAATCAGCACCGGTCGATACCGAAAAGTTGAAAGCTTTGGATATGGGAACGGCCCTGCACTGCCTGCTTCTGGAGCCGGAAGAGTTTGATAAGCGCTTCATCGTGGCGCCTCCCTTTAACCGCCGAACAAACCAGGGGAAAGCGGATGAAGCAGCTTTCATGAAGGATTGCGAGGGGAGCGGGAAAACAGTTATGGAGGCGGAGCAGGATCGTCAGTTGAAGCTGATGCGTGATAGCGCAATGGCGCACCCTGCAGCGCGCTGGCTGCTTGAGGCGGAAGGATTCTGCGAAGCATCCCACTACTGGACGGATCCGGAGACTGGCGAGCTGTGCCGCATACGCCCGGACAAGCGCCTGAAGAATCACCCTGTCCTGCTGGACGTGAAGAAGGTTGCCGATATGGAGCGTTTCTCGCGCCACATTGAGGAATTCCGGTACCACGTACAGGACGCGATGTACCGCGAAGGCGCGCAGCAAACCACCGGCGATCCACATGGATTCTTCTTCCTGGCAGTGAGCGAAACCATTGACTGCGGCCGCTACCCGGTGCGGGTGTTCGAACTGGATGCGCAGGACGTGGACACAGGGCATGCGCTATACCGCCGGGATCTGAATACCTATCACCAGTGCCGCGAAACAGGCGACTGGGGTGGATTTGAAGTTATTAAACGCCCTGAGTGGGCACGTAAACAGGATATGTACGTATGAGCAACGATATCGCAATCACTTCTCAGCATGGCGCTACCGTCGGCACCGCCGCGGCAATCTTCAGCCCGGAATGGATGGATCGCCTGGTGCGATTTGCCACCCTGATGGCTGACAGCAAAGCCACCGTTCCGGCGCACCTGGCTGGAAAGCCAGCTGATTGCCTGGCAGTCACTATGCAGGCGGCGCAGTGGGGAATGAACCCGTTCGCGGTGGCGCAGAAAACCCATGTGGTTAACGGCACGCTGGGTTATGAAGCGCAACTGGTTAATGCGGTTGTCTCTTCCTCAAACCTTCTGGCCACTCGCCTGAACTACAAATGGGATGGCGACTGGTCAAAAGTAAGCGGGAAAACCGACAAATCTCCGAGCCTGACAGTGACAGTGTGGGCAACCCTTAAAGGCGAATCTGAGCCTCGCACCCTGACCATCAGCATGGCGCAAGCCGGAGTGCGCAACTCACCCCTCTGGGAGCAGGATCCGCGTCAGCAACTGGCTTACCTGTGCGTTAAGCGCTGGGCACGCCTGCACGCCCCTGATGTTCTCCTTGGCGTCTACACACCGGATGAGTTGCAGGAAGCGCAGCCGCGCGTTGAGCGCGATATTACGCCAACACCAGCGACTGCATCCGGCATGAACAAGCTGATCAACACGAAGCCTGAACACCCGGCGGAAGAGAAACCAAAGAGCGGCGACGACCGCGATCCAGAAGAAATTCTGTGCGCTTTCACTGACGCAGCGATGAACTACAACACGCTGAAGGACCTGGACAACGCTTACAAATACGTTGCCAAAAAGCTCGCTAACGATGATGAGCGTCTGGCTAAAGCTACGGACGTCTACAGCATCCGCCGCGAAGAGCTGAATCAAATCCCGATGTAATCACCACCGCGGCGCCGGGCGCGCCGCACTGAAAAAAGAGAGGTAACGATGAAAGGTGCATTAGGCAAAAAGGAACTGCTTGCGGTGGTGCCTGTATCGATGAGCACTATCGACCGCATGGAGAAAAACGGGGAGTTTCCTAAGCGTTTCTGGATCACAGACAAGCGCTGTGCCTGGAACAGCGAAGAGATCGAGCGCTGGCTGGATGAACGTCAGCAGAACGGCACAACGGAGTTTGCTGGAAAAAAGCCTCCGGTTGAGCAGCGAGTATTTCGCCCGGTTGGTAACGCAGCGTGACGTTGCTGGCGATGTACTGGGAAAGGTGGTCAGGATGGTTTCTGTACCTGGCCGCCGTATCCGCCTGGCTGTTTCTGCTGGCGGTCATTTTTCGAGAGGGTTGGATACGATGAATCGGATGGAAAAATACCACGCGGATTATGTCTCTCAGCGCAAAGCGCCCCCTCTTGTCGCCGTAACGCCGGCGGCAATGGAGATCGAGCAGCGCGCTATTGCTCGCGAGAAAAAAGGCCAGTACCGCCTGGCCGCTCGCCTCTGGCTTGAGTGCATGGATGCGGCCACTGGCGAGGTTGAGCGGGCCCGTATCGCTATACGCCGCGATCAGTGCATTGGCCGCGGGAACCGGCTTCGCCAGGGATGCTATGCCGGGATCTGAGCAACCGCCGGGGTGATTTATGACTAACCCACACGACAGCATTCGCGTAGGCAGTATCACGCTGGTTTATTCGTCCGTGCGCCGTGGCTGGCTGGCGCCCGGCGGCCAGGTTATCCAGAACCCGCTGAAGGCTCAGCGCCTGGCGGAGCAACTGAATAGCAAGAAGGTGGCAGCATGACTGATGGATATGTCAATGAACTCGAAATGGGGAAATGTGGTGAGTATTACGCAATTTTCTCATTAACAAAACAAGGGTTTATTTGTTTCCCGTCAGACCAGGGATTGCCATATGACATCGTTGTCCAAAGTGAAGGAAGGTTATTGCGAGGACAGGTCAGATCAACACTTCGTATGCGAGATTACGGTAAGTCAAAAAATGTTTACAGATTTAGCACCAGAACCGGAAAAGGGAGCATACGAGCAACTCAATGTGGATATTGTGATTTTTATGCCTTTGTTGTGATCGAGGATGAAAAAATAGGTTTCATGGCAGCAAAGGAGCTTACCAGCTGCAAAAACATTGGCTCAATAAAACAAACTTTAGAGTTTCGCACTGAAGATAAAGTTTACCCAGGACGAATTTACCCTACCGGAAAACAAAGAATTCTTGATTATTCAAGAAATATCGAATCATTTTCATCTTTTCGTCGCGTAGCTGAGCTGTTGAGGAAAAAATCATGACAACTAAAAAATACACTCTAATTTATAGCGATCCGCCATGGGCATACCGCGACAAGGCAGCCGACGGTGACCGCGGCGCCGGTTTCAAATACCCGGTGATGAATGTGCTGGATATCTGCAGGCTGCCAGTATGGGAGCTCGCCGCCGACGATTGCCTTCTGGCTATGTGGTGGGTACCAACTCAGCCGGTAGAGGCGCTGAAAGTCATGGAAGCCTGGGGATTCCGCCTGATGACCATGAAGGGATTCACCTGGCACAAGACGAACAAGCACAAAGGGAACAGTGCGATCGGCATGGGACATATGACCCGGGCGAACAGCGAAGACTGCCTGTTTGCGGTGCGCGGGAAACTACCGGCCCGCATGGATGCCTCAATCTGCCAGCATGTCACGGCGCCGCGCCTGGAGAACTCGCGCAAACCAGACGTTATCCGCGAGAAACTGGTGCAGCTGCTTGGCGATGTCCCGCGCATTGAGCTCTTTGCCCGCCAGTCGTCTCACGGTTTCGACGTGTGGGGTAACCAGTGCACAGCGCCGGCGGTTGAGTTGCTGCCAGGCTGCGCAGTGCCGGTAGTGAAGACGGAGGCCGCATGAACATTGCCGAAGAGGCCTCGCTGATACGACAACTCGAAGAGGCGCGCGCCATTATCAACCAGAGGAATGGTGAGATCCTTCACCTGCAGCGAGAAGCGGCGCGCTACCGTGAGCAGCGGGATTCTGCAAACGCGATGGTTAAGTTCCTGCGCGGTCTCTTTGAGAATTCTTCGAAGGCGACACAATGAGCCGCCTCCGGGCGGACTATTGTTCATTCATCCACTTTTCAAATGCAGACGGGGAGAACGGCACCAGGTCGTAATGCTCCCCGTTTATCCATGCATCAACCATATTTGCCCACTGCTGCAGCATGTAGGCCCGCTGCCGGGAATACTCGGCCTTGTTGTAAACTGCCCTCACGCCCTTCTGTTCATGCGCAAGCGCCTTCTCTATCCAGTCTGAAGGGAAACCCGCTTCATGCAAAAGCGTGCTCGCTGTGCGCCGCAGGTCGTGCACTGTTAGAGGTTGCAGGTTCTCCCCGGCATCCGCTGCCGCAGCAACCGCGCGATCGATGACTGAGTTCAGAGCGGCATTGGATAGCGGCTTACTGGTGCTGTAACGCCCGGGCAGAAGATAGTCACTCCCGCCTGCGCACATCTGCAGTCCTACCATCAGATCCTGCGCCTGAGGCGGCAGGTAGATGACGTGCGACCGGCTCCCCTTCATCCTGTCAGATGGGATCGTCCAGGTTCCTTTGCTGAAATCCACCTCTTTCCACGTCGCCATGATGAACTCGGTTTTGCGCACCAACGTGATCAGGATGAGCTTCACACCCAGTTTTAAGGTTGGCAAAGTGCTGACGGTATCGAGAGACCTGAACAGCACGCCGATTTCTTCCGGCTGCAGGCAACGGTCACGCGGTTTAAACATGGCGATCGCCGAAGGTTTGATATCTGCGGCCGGGTTGAATAACCCGTGCCCGCGGTCATTGGCGTACCGGTAAACGCTGCTGATGATTTCACGCGCCTGCACCGCCGTCGCACGGCCGCCGCGCTCGACTATGCGATCGCAAAGATCACGCACCATAGGGGTCGTTATCTCGGACATCATTTTGTTTCCGAGAACAGGCAAAATATCCCGGTCGATTACTGATTGCTTCATAGCCCGCGTGCTGTCAGCCAGGACCACATGTTTCATGTAGGCGTCGGTATGTACCGTAAATGTTTCGGCGCCGCGGATCCGTTTGATACCGTCACGCTTCGCCGCAGCCGGCGACTGGCCTGCGTTCAGTAGCTTTTTAGCCGCTATCAGTTCATCCCTGGCTTCAGCCAGCGTGATACCGTCACGACCATACTGACCGATAACCAGCGTCTCCCTGCGGCCGTTGATGCGGTAATCGTAACGAAACGAGATGGTGCCTGAGATCAGCACGGCTACATACAGCCCGTCTCGATCGGAGACCTTGTACAT